AAATATCAGCATCTATATTCCAATACTCAAATAACGCATCAATAACAACAGCTTCTATAGCGAATATAGCATCTTTCCCAACGAGTTCATATCAAGCAGGATTCTTTGATTATGTTGCTTCATCTGGAACAAATGCAAGAGCAGGAACAATATTTACTGTTTGGAATGGATCATCAATCGAATTTTCAGAAACAGCAACAAACGATATAGGACTAACAAATAATTTAATATTATCTGCTTCTTTATCAAGCGGAAATATATTACTTCAAGGAAGATCATTATCTGGATCTTGGAGTGTAAAAACATTAACAAGAATGATATAATAGTTATGGGATTTTATAGAGGACCGAATATAGTAACAAATGGATTAATAGTAGCAGTAGATGCTGCTAATCTTAAATCATACCAATCAGGATCAACTATATGGTATGATAAGAGTGGTAATGGAAAAAATGGCACATTAATTAATGGACCTACATATAGCTCTAATAATGGTGGAGTTATAAATTTTGATGGAATAAATGACGTTGTTAGCTTTGGTACTGGAGATACATTCTTTGATTTACCTAGTTTTACAATTGATATATGGTTTCAAAGTAAAGGAACAGTACCTACTACAGGAACAGTTCCGGGATTGTTTGGATTTACTTATGGAATACGAGCATATTTTGGATTAGCTAATCAAATATCATTTGGTGTATTATCCGGATCTGCAGCTACTCAATATATTAACGCAACTGTATCATCTAGTCTTAGAGACGATGGGATTTGGTATAATGGTGTATTTCAAGCATCTCCTACAAATTCATATTTATATTTAAATGGTGTTTTAGTTGGATCTCGATCTGTAACTTGGCTAGGTAATACAATTTATAATACCAGTGCTTGGCAATTAGGTCGAGATCTTAATAATGGTACTCAATTTTTTACAGGCAGTATGTCTAGTTATAAAATGTATAATAGGATATTGACTCAAGCAGAAATAACACAAAACTATAACGCTATGAAAGGAAGATTTGAATTATGAGTTCTTTAGGAGGTCCTAATATAATAACAGACGGATTAGTATTCTGGTTAGATGCTGCTAATAATAAATCATATATAAGCGGAAGTTTAATATGGAATAATTTAACTAGAGGAACTAATAGCTGTTCTTTTAATAATGCAGCTCTTGGTAATTTACCTGGATATAATTCATCAAGTTATGGAGAGATTATATTTAATACTACATCTAGCGCTCAAAATAGTTTAGGGCCAAGTTCTAATTATCCATATCCGTATCATACTTTTGAAATATGGGTGAAATCATCTGGATTAGGGCCTGGTATGACTCGTGCTGGATTATTTGGTATGGATTATGCAAGATATATCCAAATAATACCTGGTACTCCTAATTCTATACAATACTCACTTACAAGTGGAAGTACTACTTTATTTAATCCTACCGTGCCTATATCTAATACAACTTTCTTTGACAATACATTTCATCAAGTAGTATGTCTTAGAAATACATCTTCATATGAAATTTATGTAGATAGTACTTTAATAGCATCTGGATCTGCTGGAAATACTGGACCAGGATGGGATGGATTAAACCAATATAGTTCTTTAGTTGCAGGATTAGGTAATAATCCTAATAATGTCTTTTATAGATTATCAGGATCAATAGCAATTGCTAAAATATATAATCGAGGATTAACACGAGATGAAGTAGTTCAAAATTATAATGCAACTAAAGGAAGATTAGGTCGATAATCAAACCTTTAACATATTTATTATTATATAACCCGGAAAATGAAGGGCAAATAAAACATGGCAAACGAATTTAAAGTAAAGAAAGGACTAATTGTCCAAGGTTCTGGCTCAGTAATCCTAGATATTCAAGGATCACAAGGACAATTATTCTCCGTAACAGATAATTTATCCGGCTCATTATTTTCAGTAAACGATATATCAGGACTACCAATATTACAAGTATCATCAGATGATTCAGTAAAGTTAGGTACGTTTAATGCCGAGGCTATAAAAGTATCTGGTAGTGTTGCTATTATTACAGGTTCTTTACAAGGAACATCATCATTTGCAACTAGTGCATCTTATGCTTTAACTGCTCAAACGTTATTAGGATCAGTTACCAGTGCATCATTTGCATCAACCGCTTCATTTGTATCAAATGCTTTTATTCAAAGTGGTAATTCATTTGGAGCTACTGCATTATTAGGAACAAATGATAATCAATCACTTGCTTTAGAAACAAGTGGCTCTACAAGATTATTTATTTCTTCAAGTGGTAATATAGGTATAGGAACTTTAACGCCTAATGCAAAACTAGATATATCAGGTTCAGTAAATATATCTGGTTCAGGAACACAAATACCATTCCAAATAACATCTGGATCTACAAGTTTAATGTTTGTAAGTAGTAGTGGTAATGTTGGTATTGGAACTACTAGTCCTACTGCTAAACTTCATATTATAAATACAGGGCAATTTTTATTTAATACTAATAATTTACAGATTGCATCTAGTGGTCTTTCAGCATTTTTTTATAATAATACTATCAATTGGTCTCCATCTTTAACATACACATTACAAAGACAAAGTGGAGCTATAGGCATACATATAAATACTTCTGATAATGTAGGTATAGGAAAAACATCACCAAATGCTACATTAGATGTTAATGGAAACACCATTATATCTGGATCATTAACTGTAACTCAAGGAATAACAGGATCTATAACAAATGCTGTAAGTTCATCTTATGCTGCAACTGCATCATATGCTGATAATTTTACTGTAGCAGGCACTATTACCGCTCAAAAATTAGTAGTTCAGACTATAACATCATCAATAGTATATTCTTCTGGCTCAAACATATTTGGTTCTCAATTAACAGATGTTCAATCATTTACAGGCTCGTTACAAGTTACCGGCAGTGGTAATCATTATATTGTAGGAGGAAATGTTGGTATTGGAACTACATCTCCTACTTATTTATTAAATGTACAAAAAGATTTAGGTAATGGTGATTTTACAATAGCCAGTTTATTAAACAATAATGCTACTGCTGGTGGAACTACATTAAGAATAGCTAGAACAGGCAGTACCACTAGAGCAGCCAGTATTAATTTTTCAGATACTTGGTATGCAGGTATTTTAAGAGAAGGTGGAAATAATACTACTAGATTTAGTATAGGAACAGGTACTGATACTAGTGCTACTGGTTCAGCAATAACAATTCAAACAAATGGTAACATTGGTATTGGAAAAGCCTCTCCTACAGCTAAACTAGATGTTTCAGGAAGCGCAATAATATCAGGAGATATAACAGGGTCAAATGCTTTATTTACTGGAACAATAACTGCTCAAAAATTAGTAGTTCAACAAGTAACCTCATCAATAATATATTCAAGTGGAAGTAATATATTTGGTAATGATTTATCTAATACACATCAATTTACAGGTAGTGTTTTTATAACTGGATCTAATTTCTTATTTAACAATAATAGAGTCATAGACAGTAGCTTAACCGGGTCTATGACAGTATTAAGTTCTTCATTCGCAAGTACAGCATCATTAGCCCTTCAAGTATCGACAAGTATATCTACGCAAAATTTACAACATAATGTATTATTTGTTGATACATCCGGTCCTGGATATATTCAAGTAGATGGAGGATTACGTTATAATCCTAATCAAGATTTATTAACTACAACATCATCATATGCTAATCAAGCAGCAAGCGCGTCTTATGTTTTAAATTCAATAAGTTCATCATTAGCATCAACTGCATCATATGCTGATAATTTTACTGTAGCAGGAACAATAACCGCACAAAAATTAGTAGTTCAAACTATTACTTCATCCATAATATATTCTAGTGGTAGTAATCAATTCGGTAATAATTTAACTGATATACAATCATTTACAGGTTCTTTAAGAGTAACAGGTAGTGGTAATCATTATATTGTAGGAGGTAATGTTGGTATTGGAAAAACTACATCAAATGCTACATTAGATGTTAATGGAAATACAATAATTACAGGCTCATTAACCGTAACAGGAACAGCATTAGTTAATAATTCTTTATTAATAAACGATACAAAAACTGCATCAATAGGAGTTAGAACTTTATCTAGTATAGAAACAGGATCTTATACATCAACATTTTATAACTACACTATAGCATCTGGTTCAAATGCACGTTCAGGACAAGTAATGATTGTGTGGAATGGAGGTTCAATTCAATATACAGATATCAGTACATTAGATATTGGCAGTACTGCTACTATAGTATTTACAGCTTCATTAAGTGGGCCAAATTTAAATTTAACGACAGTATTACCAAGTGCTGCTTGGACAATAAAAACATTAGCAAATTTATTATAACATGAAATACTTAATTCAAATGGAATTTATACCTGGTAATGATCAAATCTGGGTATCACAATTAGAACCAACAGATCCTATTTACGAATATGATAACGAGCAAGAAGCATTAGATAAAGCAGCAGAGCTCCAAGACAATGATCCTACAGGAAGAAAATATCGTGTAATTTAACAATAACCGATATTTATTAATATAACCATTAGTGGAAAGCGAAACTAATAAATTATGGCAAACGAATTCATTGCAAGAAACGGTCTTATAGCTCAAAATAATACTACTATTACTGGTAGTTTAACTGTAACGGGACCTATAACAGGATCTATATCAAGTGCATCATATGCTCTTACCGCGTCTTATGCAATGAATGGAGGAGGCGGTGGAAATTCAATATTTACTTATACAGGTAGTGCTGTAATAAGTGGCTCATTAGAAATCAAAAATCAAGCACTTACATTACCATCTGGTTCAATATTTGCTCCCACTAATAATTTTACTACACTATATGCTAGCAGTTCAGTATCACAATCAACGAGCTTTAGTATAACTAATGGTAATCTTAGTATTTACTATGAGAGCGGTGATGGTAATTATGATTTTGGAATGCCTAATTTTTATGTTATAGCATATTCAAATCAATATAATGCGGCAACTAGTCCTGCTTTCAATCTTGATCTTAATTATTCTTTGCAAAGTTACACTCTTGTTATATCTCCAGCATCAGTTCAATCACCAGCTACTATTACTGGATATGATGTTTATCTTAATACTGGTGGATCATGGGTTAGAAATATCAACACTATTAACGCTGGACCTGGACCTCACTATATAATTCTTAATTATAATGGTGATTTTCCTAGTTCTTTTTATGGATGGTTTGCAACATCATCATTATTAACTTTACCGAATAATCCAGTACCTGTATATAATACTAATAATAATGTAGGCATCAACAAATCAACTCCTTTAAATAGTGTTTTAGATATTAACGGAAATACAATAGTTACAGGTTCATTAAATGTAACAGCAGGTATAACAGGATCATTATTAGGAACAGCATCTTTTGCATCAACATCATCTTATTTAAATACATTAAATCAAAATGTATTTATAACTGGTTCTTTTGCTATTACTGGTTCTACAATCACTACCGGATCCGTTATAGAAAATACAAGAGCTTTATCTATAGCCTCAAACACCGCATCGTTAAATTTAAATAGTGGTAATTTCTTTACCTTACAGCTTGTGCCAAATACTAATACTTTTATTAATCCTAGTAATATTACATCTGGCCAAACAACAACCTTATTAATATCAACTACAGGATCTGCTACTGTATCATTTCCATCAACAGTATTACAAATATCTAGATCATCATATATACCAACTCCAACATCCGGGCTAGATTTAATAAGTATGATTTCATTTGATACATCATCTTTATATTTAGTATATACCAAAAATTTAAAATAAATGGCAAACGAATTTATAGCAAGAAATGGACTAATCTCCCTTAAAGATTCAACAATAACAGGTAGTTTAATTGTAACAGGACCTATAACAGGATCTATATCAAGTGCGTCTTATGCAGCAACTGCTTCATATGCTTTAAATAGTAGCGGTGGGGGAGGCGGAACAATATCATTTCCATTTAGTGGAAGTGCGGTAATAAGTGGTTCATTAGAAATCAAAAACTCAGCACTTCCTATTCCATCTGGTTCAGTATTTGCCCCTACTAATAATTTTACTACACTATATGCTAGCAGTTCAGTATCACAATCACAAGATGGATATATCACCCTTAATACAGTAGGTATTAATAAGGCTTCATCATTAAATGGAGTTTTAGATGTTAATGGAAACACAATAGTTACTGGATCATTAATTGTGACAGGAGGTATAACAGGATCTTTATTAGGGACTGCTTCACTTGCTTCAACTGCATCCTTTGTAAATCCATTAAGACAAAATATAATAATATCTGGATCATTAAATATAACTGGATCTGTAACTATTACAGGGTCTGTAGCCGGAAATGCAATAGCATTAACGATAGCATCAAATACAGCATCATTAGATTTAAATAGCGGTAATTTCTTTACATTACAATTAGTATCTGGATCTAATACTTTTATTAATCCTAGTAATATTACACCTGGTCAAACAGCAAATATATTAGTATCAACTACAGGATCTGCTACTGTATCTTTTCCATCAACTGTATTACAAATATCTGGTTCTCCATATATACCGACTACAACAACTGGAAAAGATATAGTAACTATGGTTTCATTAAATACCTCTTCTTTATACTTAGCATATGTTAAAACTTTAATATAATATGATATTTTCACCTTTTAGTTTTTTAGCAACAACCCCATTATATAATTTTACAACTCAAGCATTAGCTTGGCAAACTGCCATTGTAGCAAATGGAGGTTCTATGCCTGATCCTACATTACAAACATTTGATGATTATTTCTTCAAACCTATGATAACTGCAAGTTTACTTGATGAATTTGATAGGATAAATATATTTGTTGGTACTGGTAATCAAATTGCAGCAAGAACTAGTTTAGTTAATTCTAGTACATATCTCGTAACTCCTGTATCCTCTCCGACATGGGATAATATACAAGGATATAGATCAAGTGGTACTAGTTATTTAAATTTAAATTATACTCCATCAACACAAGCTGTTAAATATTTAACAAGAGGTGCTACAGGATTTTATATAGCTAAATCACCAAATATGGTTACTACTAGAGTCGCAATGGGAGGTCATACAGGTGCTGTTAATAACACATCAAGAAACGCGACTGGTGGTGGTACCTTTTTATCATCAATCAATACATCAACAAATGGTAGTGTGGTTAGTGGTCAAGCATACACCGGATCTGTTATGCATATGTTTGCAATGTCAGGTAGCGGTGCCACTAATTCTGTTAGACAAACTATCTATATTCCCACAGTAGGAGCTATTATTTCAGGCAGTGGCGGAAATATTACAGCACCAAGCTTAGGAGCAGCTTCACAATTTGAATTAACAAGTAATAATAATGGAACACCACAAGGTAGTTATGAAACAGGAACTTATCACATGACATCAGCTCATGGTAGTTTTAGATTATATCAAAGTGGTTCTACCGTATATTCAATATTAACAAGTTTATTCACACAATTAGGAGTATAACAATTATGAATGTTTTAAAAGCAACAGACGAACAAAAACAACAATTAGAAGGATTTTATGCAAATGGAGCATACCTTCAATTTATTAAAGATGCATTTGATAATAATGTAGTTAATGAAGCAGTATTATATGATGATAGTTTTTTAAGTATTAGAGAAATACTTAATTCATTACCTATAATAGAATATGTAGATATAGTAGAATAAGTAAATTAAATTTGGAAATATAAAATAAATCCATTATATTACTACTATGGAAACAATAAATCTAACAATCGAAGAATTGGATCAAATAAAAGCAATCCAAGAAAATTACACTCAATTAACGACTGCATTTGGTCAGATCGAAATTGCTCAAGAAAACTTAACCTCACAAAAAGAAGGTTTAAAGAAAACATTAGCTACATTCAAAGAACAAGAAATGGAATTTGGAAAAGCATTGCAAGAGAAGTATGGTGTTGGTAACATTAATTTAGAAACTGGAGAGTTTACTAAAGTAGAAGCCGAATAATATTAGTTATGGAAACATTAAAAATTAAGCTAGGCCAAATATTTGAGCTTGACGCTGAAATTAATGGCATTTCAAGTACTAATGAATTAGGAGAACAAGTTACATTAATAAAGGGGTTCATAAACGAATCCCTTTCTTTAACTACTAAATATTGGTTACTTGAATTAAATAAGGAAGTCAATAAAGTAAAATCCTCATTAGAATCTTTACGAGATGAATTAATTAAAAAATACGGCGTAGAAGATAAAGAAACAGGAAAAATAATAATTTCATTATATTTACCAGGTACAGAAGAATTTGATGATGATAATAATATAATTAACGGCACTCCTAATCCAATATATATCGAATTTCAAAAAGAATATTCAGAACTAATAAACGATGATTTAGAGATTCAATATAAACCAATACCATTATCAGTTTTAAGTAGGATAGAAACAGAATCAGTATATCCTTTCATTTTACAAAATTTAATAACAACAGAATAATAAACTATGGCAAACGTAACAAAATTATCTAACGAAGAGTTAGAAGAATTAAAATCAATCCAATCAAAGTATTTGGAATTGACAGCTCAACTAGGGCAAGTGAATTTAGAGAAGATTTCTTTAACATTAGCATTACAAGGTATTGAAGAAGAACTTTCTAAATTACAAGGAGTATTTTTAGAGCTAAAAGAACTAGAATCTAAAATTCAGCAAGCATTTACCAAGAAATATGGTATTGGTACTGTAAATTTAGAATCTGGAGAATTTATTTCGGAGGTTTGATCTTAAGATAATATAATTATATTCGTAGGAAGAATCTTTCTACACAAATCACGAAATTTATAACTTTAACAAATAATGACAACAGAAAGAATTATTAGCCCAGGCGTCTTTACCAACGAGAATGATTTATCATTTCTTCCAGCAGGTATTGCCCAAATTGGAGCAGCCTTTGTAGGTCCTACATTAAAAGGGCCAGCGTTAGTACCAATGCAGGTACTAAACTATCAAGATTATCAAGTAATGTTTGGAGGTGAAGATTCAACTCAAACTTACATCCCTTATGCAATCAAAAATTATTTAAAAAATGCAGGATCTGCTATGGTAGTTCGTATTTTAGGTAATGGTGGTTGGAACTTTACTACATCAACAAATAAGTTAGCCGCGATTGCAGTTGCATCAACAGGATCAACTATTACATATCAAATTATAGCAGGATTGCATCCTACTAAAAATGATAGCGATTCAAATTTAGATTTAAGAGGATCATTTATTATTAGTGGTAGTATCGGGACATCATTTACAACAGTAATATCAGGTTCTGCTTTATCAGGTATAACTAAATCATTATCAATTAATCCTCAAAATACAGATTATATTGCTAACGTATTAGGCGGTGTTGAAGCCACTAAAGTAAGCAGTACTAGTTATGGCGTAGGTTCGGCTTATCCGTATGTGTTATTTCAAAACTATTCTCAAACATTAGCAGCCTCAGTTGGGTCGATTACTATAACTTCAGGCAGTACTACAGTATCTCAATCATATGGTACAACAGTAGCAAGTGTTAGTCAAGCTTGTACTATTAGTCAAAGTAATGGTATTTACGGAAGTACAATACAAAGCATTCCAGGATATACTTTATTAACTTTAGCAGAATCGGCAATAGTAGCAAGTGCTTTAACAAATGCTAATGTACCGAATAGATTATTTACAATTACCGTTCCTACATCATCATTATTAGCATTACCTAATTTTAGTCTTCAATCGTTAATATCATCTAGTAATTTATCGAAGGTTAATATTTTCCCTTCTTTTGTTACAGATGGCGCATTTTATTTTAGTAAATTAAATCATGTTACCGGATCTAATTTTGTAACATTTGGAACTGGAAAAGCAATTAATCAATTAGCTTCTCCTCAATTAACATTGGTAGGAGGTTATTTAGCAGGTACGGGTACAGCAAGTACAATTCAATATCCAATAATTAGAACAGTTATAACAGGAACTCCAGTATCAACTGTATATCCTACCGTTACAATGTTAACGTCAGCTACTAGCAGTTATTTCCCAGATTATAATCATGCAGCAACTCCTTTTATTACTTCAGGTCAGATAGCAGGTATTGGTACTGCAGTTACTACACAAAATTTATTTAAGTTTCATCATTTATCTGATGGTACTGATACTAATAAAGACGTTAAAATTAGTATTACTAATTTAAGAGAATATTCTTCTGGTAGCTATTCTACATTTGATGTATTAGTTAGAAGCTATGGCGATTCAGATAACAGAGCTAGTATATTAGAACAATATAGAGGCGTTAATTTAAATCCAGATAGCCCTCAATATATTGCAAGAGTAATTGGAGATAAATATAAAGTATTTGATACCACTACTAATAAAATTATTGAATATAATAATTACGTCAATATTTCTAAATATGTAAGAGTTGAAATGGATCCTGCAGTAGATGCTAAAGCAGTAGCAGTAACATTATCTCCTAGGGGATTTAGAAAATTAAAACAAACTTATATAGGATTTGATAATGCTAATATGCCTTCAGCAATATATTCAACCTCACAAAATGGTAGTAATTTATCATATGCAAATTCTACATTCTTAGGATGGAATTTTGGAGCTCCAGATAATGAAAATTATTTACAAACAATACCTACCTTAATTTCTGCAACAGGGCCAACAGTTGATTCAATAAATGCAGATTTCTTAGTAGATGATTATTATATGCCTATTAATTCAGGTTTAACATATACAGGTTCATTAGCTGCAAGAGTTGATATCACTGGTGTTACTGGCCCAACAGCTAATAACGTTCAGTTTACAGTTCCAATGCAAGGTGGTTCAGATGGTATGAGTCCTGCTAGAAGAAAATTAGCTGGCGCTGATATTACTGCTGCAAATGTATTTGGATTTGATTTATCAACCGCTACAAGTAATGGAAGTATTAAGTATACAGATGCATTCGATATTTTATCAAATCAAGATGAGTATGATATCAATATGTTATTAGCACCTGGAGTAATCAGAAGATTATGCCCTTACGTTGCAGATTATATGATATCGACAGCAGAAAATCGTCAAGATACATTTACTATTGTAGATGTTACTACATATGGAGATTCTATTGCAACAGCAGTAAATCAAACAACTGATATGGATAGTAATTATGCTGCAACATATTATCCTTGGATGCAAGTATTAGATGCTTCAATTAATAAACCAATTTGGGTTCCGCCAAGCGTATTAATGCCTGGCGTATTAGCTTATAATGATTCAGTAGCTGCAGAATGGTATGCACCAGCAGGTTTAAATAGAGGTGGTATTACAGATGCTATCAATATTCAAACTAAATTAAATCATTCAGAGCGTGATACATTATATGAAAATCAAGTTAATCCAATTGCTTCGTTTCCTGGTCAAGGTATTTGTGCTTGGGGTCAAAAGACTTTACAACAAAAACCTAGCGCATTAGATAGAATAAATGTAAGAAGATTATTAATTACGGTTAAGAAATATATTGCATCTACTTCTAGATATTTAGTGTTTGAACAAAATACTGCTGCTACAAGAAATAGATTCTTAAGTATCGTTAATCCTTATTTGGAATCAATACAGCAAAGACAAGGTTTATATGCATTTAGAGTAGTAATGGATGAAACTAATAATACTCCTGCTCAAATAGACAGAAATTTATTAGTAGGTGACATTTATTTACAACCTGCAAAAACCGCTGAATTTATTGTTATTAATTTTAATTTAACCCCTACCGGAGCTGAATTCCAATAAATAGCATAATTAATTTAACTTAAAAGCAGTCCTATATCTAAAAAATATAGGGCTGTTTTTTTATGGTCGTGATATTTATAATAAAGGCGTATAATTTGAAAATATGAACCGTACACTACTTACTCAATTAATTAAAGAATGTTTAGAAGAGGTAGAGAGCGAACAAACTATGTGTAACTCTTGCGCTATTAAATTTCTTCAAGAACTTAAAGCTAATCCAATAATAGGAGAAGCTGAATATCACGGAAAGACAGTAACATTAGGAAAACCATTCTATACTCCAGACGGTCCTAAGAAAAGATCAGTATATGTTAAGAATGCTGCAGGCAATGTTGTTAAAGTTAACTTTGGCGATCCTAACATGAGAATTAAGAAAAGTATACCAGCTCGCAGAAAATCATATAGAGCACGTCATCATTGCGAAAATCCAGGGCCTCGCTGGAAGGCAAATTATTGGAGTTGTCGCGCCTGGTAATAATTATATAAAAGAAACATAAATCAATATGCCATATTCATATCATAAACAAGGCGACAAATATGTCGTTACTAAAAAAGATACCGGTAAAGTCGTTGGACATACTAAAGGTACTAAAGAAGCATTAAATAAATACTTAGCTGCATTACATTTAAATGCTAACGAAGGCAAAAAAAATACTATGAAAAAATCAGAACTAACTAAAATGATTGGAGAAATCATTAAAGAAGTATTATCAGAGCGTTCTACTAATAAAGTAAATGAGGCGGGAGATATGTTCGTGTCTGGCGGAAACATTAATCCTGAACTAAGAAAAAAAGTAGAGCAGTTTGTTAAAAATATAGCTAAATATTATGACTACAGTGTTGATGATGCTTTCTTAGCTATAATGACTATACTTAAAGGTGGTATACGAAAAGAAACTGTAAATGAAACATATACTACAATTAAAATAGGAGATATAGTTTCTAAAAAGTATGCTTCGACAGATGAAGATTATACTAAAGAATTTAAAGTAATAGATATTACAGGAACGAAGGCTACTTTACAAGATACAAATACTGGCAGAAAAACAGGAATTGCTCTTAGTGATTTAACAAAAATTCCTATGAAAGAAGCAACTACAGATTATATGAAACGTAGACAAGCTCAAGATGATTATGCTACTAATAAAAAAGATGCACCTAAAAAACAAAGTAAGATGCCAGCATCTACAGGTAAGACAGATTATATGAAGCGCCGTGAAGCAGAAAAGAAAATGCAAGAAGCAGCGCCGACTAAAGCTAAAGATTTAGGAATATCAGAAAAAGGATATTTTAAAGTAAAATTTCCAGTAGGAACAAGAGAAGAAGCATTAAAGTCAATCGAATCATTACTTAAATTAGATCAAGCTAAGTATCCTTCATTGAAAGTAGATATCATGCCTTTAAAAAAGGAAGAAGATAAAGACTTTGCAGTCATTAAGCTTAATGGCGAAGGAGCTCATACAGTAGGATTAAAAATGAAAGCTGCTTATAAAGATAAAGCAGGATTTAAGGGAGCAACTATTAAACCATATCATCCAACCTTTCAAAGTAAGTAATTTAGACCCAAAACCTTAACTTTAACATACGATTATATCAATCCATGGAAATTGTACACGAATTCATATCTAGCTCAATTACGGCATTCTTAACCGGGGTATTAAGCCCCGTAGCGGTATTGCTGATAAGCAGATATATTACTTATAAGAAAAGAACTAAAGACCCGTTAAAAGAAGCCGCAGTCCATAGCGAAGTCATTTGTAAATTAATGGATACTATTATGGAAGAAGTTGTTTGTGATAGGGTTTGGATTTCGCAATTCCATAATGGAGGTCATTTTTATCCTACAGGTAAATCAATTCAAAAGTTTTCTATGATATATGAGGCTGTTAGTAAAGACACTTATTCAATAAGACATAACTTTCAGAATATACCAATAAATCTTTTCAGCAGATCTATTAATCAATTATTAGATAACGATAAAATTATTATAGTAGATTATAAAGACGAAGAAACTGCTACATTTGGATTACGTTATATGGCTGAAGAAACAGATTGCAAATCATCATATATATTTGCATTAAAAAGCATTGACGGTAAAATGATTGGTATTATTGGAATAGAATACACTAAACGTAAAAAATCATTATCAGACGAATTATATAATGATTTAAAACTACATACCGTACAAATAGCTACATTATTAGATACATTTCTTCATGCAAAATAAAAATGTATTGGTTTTTGGAGACCGATAATAATTATATTAAATAACAAATATAAACATATAAAAATATGCCAGAAATATTAGACCCATCGGAAATAATGTTCCAATCATGGGAACCAAAACAAACTAACAGGTTCTTTATGTATATTGAAGGAATTCCTTCTTTCATTATTAAAGCTGCTGCAAGACCTGCATTAACATCAACTATAACTGTATTAGATCATATCAACGTAGATAGAAAAGTAAAAGGTAAATCACGTTGGCAAGACATCTCTATTACATTATATGATCCAATCGTACCTTCAGGAGCTCAAGCTATTATGGAATGGATTCGTTTGGGACATGAGTCTGTAACAGGTAGAGATGGTTATTCTGATTTTTACAAAAAAGACATTACTTTCAATTCTTTAGGACCTGTAGGTGATAAAGTAGAAGAGTGGGTATTAAAAGGTGCTTGGTGTTCAGATGTTAATTTCAATGAAATGGATTGGGCAAATGACGGAGAAGCAGTTACTATTACAGTTACTATAGCATATGATTACGCTATATTGAACTACTAGTTTTCGGTAAAAATAAAAAAAATAGCAAAAATATTAGGAACTTTAAAATATTCCATATATATTTGCGTTAAGTAAAATAAATTATGAATAAAGAATATTTAAAGCTAGTATCTTACCTATTACATTCAGCTACACAAGTACATGTTTTTCATCTTCAAACTAATTCATTTTCAGAGCATAGCGCTTTGAATACGTATTATGATGAAATTGTTGGCTTAACAGACGGCTTAATTGAATCATTTCAAGGAAAATATGATATCTTAAAAGGATATGAAAATTATGCTTTGAATGATTATGAAAATAATGCTCAGATAGTAAAATATTTTAAAGCATTAATGAATACAGTAGATGAATTAAGGGTATCAGTTAAAAATGATTCTTATTTACAAAACGAAATTGATAATGTCGTTAAATTAATTGCTTCGACATTATATAAACTAAGATTTTTAAAATAACCAATAAAATGTCAAAGACTATAAAATTAAAATCTCTTCTTAAAGAAGGATATGCATGGGAACGTAAAGCAGGTAAGCCTTTACCAACTATTCAAGAAGTAATGGATGAATTCCAAGCTACTAAAAAAGAGCCTGTTAAAGAAGAAATAACTTTAAATGATGTAATATTTACTCCAAAAGGTAAAGAATTCTTTTTAGGTATGTCTGATTGGTGCGAACAAGGATTTATTCCAGGAGAATCATTCAATGCTGAGTATTTAGATGGATTTTTTAATAACGGTCAAGATGTAATGCAAATGTTATTTAAAGCAGGATTAGTTCAACCTAATAATCAATTATAATAAACAATTAATATGAATTTAACATTAAACGAAAAGCTAAGATTTCAAAAACAAGCTGGAATCATAAACGAATCTCAATATAAGAAATTATTGAAAGAGAATGAAGACGAAGATGAGCAAGCGTTTAGCAGTTATATGTATAGTATAGCAAGAGAAACAGGAATTACTAATGTGCAATATTGCAGCGACGAAGAGTGGGATGAACTTAAAGACGCAGTAAAAAAAGGAAAGTCTGAATTTTTAAAAGAAAACCCAGATATATCGAGATTAGATTTTTTTCTTTTATATCGTATGTGGGTAAATAGTGTAAATAGCATTCGTTAATAATATAACAATATTACCTTTTCCCGAGGTTACCCCGAAATTGGCTTGCAATAAAATGCGGGCCTTTTTCATGATCGAGATAATTATAATAAATAATACCAATTAACCCGTTATGACACAAATAGTAAACGAAAACTATCCATTGGATAAA